ATACAATACATAACAATACAGGGCGGGTTTTGGGTTGGGTCCCAACCCAACCCAAACCCAAAACCCGCAAACGTGCTTGTGGCGTTATGTAACAAGCAAGTCTCACTTTCTTTGCTTCTTTCTTTGCGGACGTTCGTTTTCGCGCCGAGTTTTCGAGCTTTTCAATCGCTCAAATCATAGTTTTCAACACGTTTTCCACCAGTTTTCAACAATCGAAGAGTTTTCAACAAAGGACGGTGATTCACATGTCTTGGCGAAGCTATGCCAACAAGGTCAAAACGCGGCGTTGCCCGTTCTGCGGCACGGAACGTCCGCTTGATTGGTTCATCGCAATCGACAAGCCGACGGGAGACAAGCGCTGCTGGAAGTGCCGCGAGCTGAAGAAAGGAGAAGGCAATGAGCGAATCAGATAAACCTCAGCTGCGACAGATCACCCGCGAAGACATCGAGTTCCTTGCTGCTTTGCAAGACGAGATGAATACGCAGCCGCACCAGTGCCAGGCCGACCCTCGCTTTTGGGTGGTGCTGACGCACGAGTATCGCGAAGCGTGGGAGGGTGCCGACCGAATCGACCGCGTGACGCTGGTCGATGACAACGGGGAAGCCTTGGAGTCTTTGACGCCCAGCCGAGCCGTTCTTGCAGCTATGGACGCGGGAACCAAAGGCTATGAGTGGCTTGGGTTTAGGGAATACATCGAACGTTGGTGCGATGACACGGGTAGGCGTGCGATCTTCGAAACCAAGAAAGTGCGTATAGCAGAGAATACGATGTTTCTCACACTTCGCGAAGCCAAGGAGCACATCAAGCGCAACGACTACCACTATATCGACCCGCACACCTACGGCATGACGGCGTGGCGCTCTCCGCAAGTCGAGCAGCTTTACAAGATTCTGCACGAGGTCGATTTCAAGCGGCTTTTGGAGGTATCGAACGATGAAGGTTAGTAGCAGGCAATGCCATATGTACGCGGAGCGTCTGCGTCGCTTCTATCCGTCCGAGCCGGTACCGACCGCCCGCGAGAGCAAGAACATTCGCGATGCGATTCAGTGCACTCGCGGCTATGACGTGTTCAAACGACTTGCCGAGCTGATAGACCGCCCGATATGCCACGACATCGCGAGCCATGGCGGAATGCGGCCAGTAGGTGCAATCCAATGGTTTGAGTGCTCCGAATGTCATTGCAAGGCGCAAACAGACAAGATAGGAATGGCTCTTCACTTCTGCCCGCATTGCGGTGCGGAGGTGGTCGCCAATGCCTAGCCAAGAAAGTCGCGTCTTGCGACTGCTCGAACCCCTGGGCGAGCCGGACATCATCGAATGCGACGGCAAGCTGTACGTGCCCGACAAAGAGTGCGAGTTCATCCCAGAGGCGTTCGGCACCGTTTGGGACGAGGAAGACCAGTGCTTGCGGATTGATAAGCCTTCCGAAGATTGCAGCTGCTTCACGTGCTCCGAATGCGGGCAAGAGCTGATGTTCGACTGGAGCGGCGAATACAGCTGGTTCGAGCCTGAACACCCGTACAAGCCAATCGGATTGAAATACTGCCCTGGATGCGGCGCAAGGGTTCTGTTCCCGCATCCGTGGTTGGGCTCAAAGGAGGAAGGATGATTTGCATCGTTGGCACACGCGGAACCGGCAAAACGACGCGCCTTCTTGAGCTATCCGCTCAAAGCGGGATTCCGATTGCGGTTAGGGACGTGATACATGCCACGTGGCTTCGGCGCTATATGAGCCAATGCGGAATTGATGCACCCGACCCAATTGTTGTTGGTCGTGGAATCTATGGAGAGCGAGGGTTTACCTCAATTGAGGTCAAGCGAGATTCCGACGGAATGGTTCCAGTCCTCATTGACGACGTTCGTGCATTTTTTGGCGATATGGGCATCAGGGCCGAAGCGGTAACCATAGATGCCGATGCCGTCAACTTCGAGTTCGCAATCAAGGCGAATCCGACACTGGTTAACTGCTTGCGCGTCTGGCGCAACTGTAAGAAAGGCGGCAAGGAATGACTTCATACGTCAAACGCGTCGGCGATCTGACCGACCCGGATGGTTTTGTGGATTGCACTTACGTAACGGAAGCAAACACTGATTCTGCTTTTGATCCCGTTACGAAGCCGTCTCACTACGCAGGGCATACCGGCATTGAGTGCAAAACGGCAATGGAATCCATGCTCGGCACGGACGCCTATACGGCATACATGCAGGGATGCGCGTTCAAGTACCTGTGGCGATGGCGCGACAAGAACGGCATCGAAGACCTCAAAAAAGCTCGCGAGTGCATCGACAACGTGATTCGCGCGATTGAGGGTGATGGAGATGAGTAGCGTTAAGTTCGGCATCGAAATCAAGGACGGGGTAAACAACGCAAGGGTCGAGGACATCCAGAAGGCCGCGAGCGATCTAGTCGTGTCGCTGTTGTTCCTCTTGCGCACGTTTGGCGTTTCTGGCGTCACGGTGACGGTAACGCGTGGTGATTTCGATGAGTAGGCTCAGAAAGCGGCACGTGCTCGACAACCTCTGCATGGTCTCGCAGGACATGAGCCGCCGAATCCTGACGTGCGAGAAGCGCGAGCGCGAGAGCGTGAAGGTCAGCTACGAAGACCTCGTCATGTGGTCTGACATCGTTGGCGATGCCATCGAGGTAATCAACGACAAGGGCGGAAGCCATGGGCGTTGAGGTCAAGCAGGATGCCAAGGGTGTCTGGTACGCGCAACCGTACCTTGGAAAGACGGTTGACGGTAAGCAGCGCAGACCTCGCAAGAGCTTTCCCGAAGCGAGCACGCGGGCACAGGCCCAAGAGCTCGCGAACGAGTGGGTTGCGAGCATATCGGCTGGCGGCAAGGTCAAGAGCGCGTTCATAGCAGACCTTTTGGTCGAGTACAGGGCCGAACGCATGGCCAAGGACATAGCACCCGCGACCGCTAACCGCTGGGAGACGTCCACGAAGTACGTTGCCGAATACCTAGCCGGGAAAACCGTTGGCGAGCTGACCGTGATGGATTTCAACGACTTCGAGACGAAGCTGCTCTTGCCGAAGGACAAGAACGGCCAGGGCTTGAGCCGCAACACGGTTCGCGGAGTGCACTACTTCCTGCGCGGCGCATACAACCATTGGGTGAACGCTGGCATCTGCGAGAGCAACCCGATGTTCTACGTTCAAGAGCCTGGCGAGGAAAAGCATGAGGCGATCGCCATCGACGAATGGGATTTCGAGACGCTGAACAAGGCGCTCTCAAGCGAAATCGCGCCCGATGTGCTCAATGCGCAGACCATGCGCCAGGCGGCCTACTCGTTCGCCGCATGGCTCGCGCTCCATACGGGCATGCGCGTCGGCGAGGTGTGCGCCGTGCGCAGGCGGGACGTGTCGCGTCGGCTCGGCTACATCCACGTGTGCGGAACGGTCGTCGAGCTTCACGGCGGCGTGGAGCGCAGGGACACGACCAAGAGCAAGCGCAGCCGCAACGTGAGCCTTACCGAGAAGGACTTCGCCGCCGTGTACGCCTTCCTGGGCTTGCAGGACGGGTTTTGCAGCTCTCTCACGCCCAACGCGCCGCTGGTGACCGTAGACGGCTCGTACATGCGCCCGAACACGGTCTCAAAGGCTTTCAGCCGCCTTCGAAACCGATTGGGGCTGTCGAAGAAATGCACCTTCCACAGCCTTCGCCACACCCATGCGACGTGGTGCCTTGCCGAGGGCGTCGACCTCAAGACGCTTTCGGAGCGCTTGGGGCATGCTGACGAATCGACCACGCTCAAGACGTACGCGCATCTGATGAAGGGCCGCGACCAAGCCGCCGCGCAGGCTTTCGAGAGCTTCGCGGACAGCTTGGGAGGTGTGTAAACGGGGTGTAAACGGCATCGCGCGAACCATTTTGCCGACGCCGACGAAAAGACAGTTCAGGCCGCGAAACAAGCGGCTCTGAAAACGACATGGTGCGAATTCCACCTAAGAATAAGGAGATAGTGAAAATGGTACCGATTTTGACCAAAGAACAAAGGCAAGAGAACCTTGCTAAGGGAATGCAGATAAGGCATCAGCGAGCTGAGTATCGCGAGCAGTTGAAGAAGGGCGCTTTGCCGCTTGAGAAGTTCTTTGAGCTTGCGGATGAAGGAGATCAGGCGGCTGCGGGCATGCGCGTCAAGCAGATGATTACGGCTTTGCCTGGATACGCCGAGACCCGTGCCGATGCGCTCATGAAGAAGCTGCGCATAGCAAGCGGTCGCAAGGTGAAGGGCTTGGGCAAGAACCAGCGGGCAAACCTGCTGTCTACGCTGGTGAGGTGGTAGGCATGCGCAAGCGAGATGATTACCGTGTTGCGGTTAAGAGCGTCACTCTGCTCATTACGATAGCAGTCTGCCTGCTCATTGTCGGCCTGTTGTTCCTGTCGTTTTGCGTAGTGGAAGCGCTCGTGTTGCTCTTCACTGGCGGTGCGTTCTCGCTGGTGTTCCCTGCAATCGCTACCGCTGTTGCAGTGCTTGCAATCATGGCGCTTGCCCTGGTGGCTGGTGGTGCCGAATGAGCGCGGAGAGTTTGAACACCTGCACGCTGAGCGGAAATCTTGGCAACGACGCCGAGGTGAAATACACGGCTGGCGGCATGGCAATTACGGTGTTTTCGCTTGCCGTCAATCACCGTCGCAAGCAGCAAGATGGTAGCTATGCAGATGAGACTAGCTGGGTCGATTGCACGATATTTGGCAAGCGCGGCGAATCGCTGCAAGCTAATGGCTACCTGCAAAAAGGCGCAAAGCTTGCCGTCGTAGGGCACCTGCGCATGAGCACGTGGGAAGCAGACGGCCAACGCCACCGCAAGCTAGAGGTCATCGTTGACAACATTATCGGCATGACCAACTACAGGCAGCCGCAACAGCCGCAGGCTCAGCAGCCGTACCAGGCTCAACCGCAGCAGGCATACGTGCCTGACGTTTACGACGAAGACATTCCGTTTTAAGGGGCAGATATGCAAGGACGAAAACTAAACGTGAAGCTGCTCGACGGCGCAGAGCTGCCGCGTTACGCACACGATGGAGATGCGGGCTTCGACTTGTGCATCACCGAGGATTGCAGGCTTGAACCGAACGCGAGCGCGATTGTCGGTCTCGGATGCGCGTTCGAGATTCCGAGCGGGTGTGTCGGCCTGGTGTTTCCGCGCTCGGGGCTTGGCGGCATGTACGGCGTCACGCTTCGAAACAGCGTTGGCGTTATCGACAGCGGCTTTCGCGGCGAGGTGTGCGCACCGCTCGTCAATCTAAGTTGCGATACCGTGTTCCTGCCGAAGGGTTCGCGGGTATGCCAGATGGTCGTTGTGCCGTTTGTGCTGTGCGACCTGGTGAGGGTCGAAAAGCTGAGCGGCACCGAGCGTGGCGAAGACGGCTTCGGCTCTACCGGTATTGAGTAGATGATGTGTCGTGGATGCCAAGGAATACTTTGAGGGCATACGCGACGAGGTGGCGAGCCTTGAGAAGTCAAGAGAAATGCTTGCACGTCTCAAGGCTCGTGAAGGGGCAAAGGCTCAGAGTTATACGGCTGGCGGTGGTGGCGGTTCGTGTGACCCTATGGATGCGATCAACGGGCGCATCGACTTTGAGCAACGCTTGAAGCTGCGCATCGTTGAAAGCAATGCCGCCGTTGATGAAGCCTGCGCCGTGCTGTATGGCAACGACAATCACGGCGGCTTGGCAAAACTCAAGGGCAACCGCTACGCCGATGCGGTATGTATGGGCTACTGCCAGGCGATGCCATGGGCTGACGTTGCTGTTGTTATGCAGTGTTCGCCCAAGTGGTGCCGCGAATTGTGCAATGCCGCGTTCAGGTATATCGATTCCGTTGGCGTGGCGTGGCTAAAGGAAAATTAAAAACAGTACTTCCCTTCACTTCCCGCTTTATGCTAAAGTTCGCTACGGTGGATTAGGTAAACGAAAGGGACACGGGCTTCGGCTCGCGTCCCTTTTTTGTTGGGAAGGTACGGCGATGGCTAAGGGCTTCTCATACCGCTTCTATCACTCGACCGACTGGGAACAGGCTCGCGAGCAGGCATTGCAACGCGATTGCTACCTTTGCCAGCATTGCTTGGCTCAAGGAGTAGAGACACCAGCGGTCATGGTTCATCACATCGTGGAGCTGACTCCAGCGAACGTCAACGATCCGAACATCAACACAAACCTCGACAACCTAGTGAGCCTGTGCGACCTGTGCCACAAGAAGGTGCACGGCTGGGTAAGGCAAGGCAGCACTAGGCAAGGCTTGGCGTTCGACGAGGACGGCAACTTGGTTTCGTTGAACGGTGAACGCACAGACTGAGCACAATTCGCAGCTCACAAAACAGAGACAACAAAACAGCAGGTCAGAGCGACGCAGCATCCCCCCGTTCGAAAACCAAGGCTACCAGCCTAGGGCACCAACGCCGGGAGGTAGATTTATGCGCGCAGAGGTTTTCAGAACGGGGGTGGTCTTGTGGCAAAGCGAAAAGTATGCGAAAGTACCGAGATTTCGCCGAAAGTCGCGAAGAGCCCCCCGAAGCGGAACGGGCAATCGGTGCAATCGCTCTATCAAAACGAGTTGAAACGCTTGCAGCGCTTGACCAAGGACGTCATTCCAGACGACAAGCGCACAGCCATCATGCCGCTCATGTCGAACATCGCGTTTCTGAAAGTGAAACTCGACCAAGCTCGCGTGGAGCTGATGGGCGAAAGCATCTTCACTGAGTACGACAACGGCGGCGGTCAATCGGGCTTGCGCGAGCATCCAGGCTTTTCCGCGTACAACAAGCTGTTCACAACGTTCTCGCGTGGTATCAAGCAGATCACCGATATGATGCCGAGCGGCAGCACCTCAGCCGATGCGCTCATGGACTACCTGAACGAGACGAGGTTCGGTGGCTAGGAAGAAGGCCGCTGGCTCGTGCGAAAAGGCGATACGCGAGTACTTCGGCGGCGTCCTCGACGGCACGATAACCGCGTGCGCGAAGATGCAGCAGGTCGCGGCCATCGTCCTTCGAGACTTGGACAACGACGACCCGCTGTATCCATACCACTATCGCGAGGAATACGCGCAGAAACACGTGAGCTTCATCGAGCGCTTCTGCCGACTTCCATCTGGCAAGCTCGGCCAGCCGTTCGAGCTTGAGCTTTTTCAGCGAGCCATCCTATCCGTCGTTTTCGGCTTCGTGGACGTTGAGGGAAAACGGCAGTATCGCGAAGTGCTCTGGATTATGGGGCGCAAGAACGGCAAGACCGCGCTTGCTTCCGCCATAGAGCTTGACTTGCTTATCAACGACGATGAGGGTGCGCCCGAGGTCTACAACGTCGCCACGGCTCACGACCAGGCGGCGAAGGGCTTCAACAACGCCTGGCGCATGGTTCTCACGTCGCCCGCTCTTGGGCGGCACGTTCGCAAGCGCGTGAGTGACCTCTACTGCGACCTCAACATGGGTTCAATCAAGGCGCTTTCCGCCAACACGAACCACCTCGACGGCCTTGACATCTCAGGTGCCATCGTCGACGAGCTCGCGGCAATGAAGAACCGTGATCTGTACGACCTAACCATTCAGGGCACGTCCGCCCGCCGCCAACCGCTGGTTCTGGAAATCACGACCAACGGTTTCGTTCGGAACGGCATCTTCGACGCCCAATACGAATACGCCACCAAATGGCTCGACGGTAAGGCGACAGGCGAGAAGGCTGAACGCTTCATAGCGTTCATCTTCGAGCTTGATGAGCGCGATGAGTGGCAAGAGGAATCGGCGTGGATTAAGGCGAACCCTGGCCTTGGCACCATCAAAAGCCTTGAGGGCTTGCGCCAAAACGTCTCAAAGGCCAAAGACGACCCGACATTTCTGCCGACACTTCTGGTCAAGGACTTCAACCTCATCGAAAACCAAAGCCAAGCGTGGCTTACGTGGGCTGAGATTCATAACGATGACACTTTCGACCCGTCCGACGGGTCTTTTTCTTATGCGGTGCTCGGCGTTGACGCGTCAGACACCACCGACCTCACCGCCGCATGCTTGCTGATGATGCGCCCGAACGACGAGCGCATATATGCGATGCACATGGCGTGGATTCCGCTTCGCGCCTTGGAGCAGGCGGAAACGGAAGGACGGCGCGGCGGTCGCGACGGCGTGCCTTACGACGCGTGGATCGCGCGCGGGCTTCTGCGAACGTCTCCGACGCCAATCATCGACAAGCGGCTTGTGCTCGATTGGGTGGATGAGGTGCGCGAGAAATGCGGCATCTATGCCGTCGCGTGCGGCTACGACCCGTGGCACATGCGCGACGTGCCGACGGTGGAAGCCTACGAAGGTTATTTCGGAGCCGACAACTTCAAGAAGGTCATCCAAGGCGCTCAAACGCTCTCGATGCCGATGAAGGAGCTACGCGCCCTGTACAAGGAGAACCGCGTAGTTGACAACAGCAACCCGATTGCCGAGTGGTGCCGCTCGAACGTTGCGGTGCGCAGCGACGCGAATGGAAACATCGCGCCCGACAAAAAGAACCAAGACCCGCGCAACCGCATCGACGCCTGGGCGGCGGAATGCGATGCATTCGTGGTCTTAAAAGACATGATGGACGATTTCAGAAGCATGATTGGAGGTTAAACGTGGCTAAACGAACGTCGATGTTCCGCTCAATGTTCGATGCCGTATTCCACAAGCCGATCATGCAGGCCGTGGACGGTTACTTTCAGACGTTCACGGCGTACGCGCCGCGCTTTACAACGTGGAGTGGCGGCATCTACGAAGCGGAGCTGACGCGAAGCATCATCGAGCGAAACGCCGACCACGCGAGCAAACTGAAACCCGAGGTTTCGGGAACCGCGCAGCGGTTGGCAACGCGTTCGCTCGAATGGCAACCGAACCCGTGGATGACGACGCCGCAGTTCCTGCACCGCATCTCGACGATGCTGGACGTGTGCGACACGTGCCTTATCGTTCCTATCCTCGATGGGAACACCGAGACCATCACGGGATACTATCCCGTTCTTCCAGGGCAGTGCGAAGCCTACGACGTGGGCGGAGCGCTGTGGCTCAAGCTGTCTTTCCCAGGCGGCGACGCCGCCATGCTCGAATGGTCGCGCGTCGGCGTGCTCACCCGGCACCAGTTCCGAAGCGATTTGTTCGGCGATGGGACGAACGTGCTCAATCCGACGCTTGAGCTTATGCACGCGCAGAACGAAGCCGAGAAGACGGCCATCAAGCAAGGCGCGGCCATTCGCTTCATAGGCAAGATGTCGCAGAATCGCAATCCAGAAGACTTGGAGAAGGCTCGCAAGGAATTCAATAAGCAGCTCGGTTCGGCGAACGCTGGCGGCATTGCCGTATATGACAACAAATACAACGACGTCAAGCAGATAACGCCGCAGAGCTACACGGTGGACGCCGCCCAGATGGAGCGCATCGAGAAGGCCGCGTATCGGTTCTTCGGCTCGTGCGAAGACATCGTTATGAACAAGGCCGACGAGGAAACGTACAACTCGTTTTATGAAGGGCGTACCGAGGTATTCGCGGTGCAGCTTGGATACGTGCTCACGTGCATGACCTTCACGCCGAACGAGATCGCGTACGGCAACAGCATCATGTTCAGCGCGAACCGCCTTGAGTTCGCGAGCAACGCGACGAAGCTCAACGTCGTTACGTCGCTTTACGACCGAGGAATCATGACGGGCAACCAGGGCGCGGACGTGTTCCAGCTTCCGCATTACGAGGGTGGCGACCGCCACGTGATACGCGGAGAGTACATCGACCTCGACTTGATAAGCGAGCACACATCGGAGCAAGCCGCCAAGGCGGCTGAGGTAAACGCAAACGTCGCGGCAATCGACGGTAAGAAGAAGGATGGTGACGACGATGCCAGCCAAGCCGAATGAGCGGCAATACAGAACGATGTCGATGGTGCTGCGCAGCCTGCCTGATGACGGCAAGCGCGAGAAGCGCATCGAATCCGACTACTACGTCGAGGGATACGCCTCGACGTTCAATGACCCATACGTCCTTTGGCAAGACCCTTGGGACGGCACCGAGTACCGCGAGGTCATCAGCCCAGACGCCTTCGTCGGTACCGACATGAGCGACATCATCATGCAGTTCGACCATATGGGCGACGTTTTGGCGCGCCAGTCGAACGGCACGCTCATCGTCGAGCCCGACGAGCATGGGCTTTTCATGGCTGCCGACCTCTCGAAGTCGGACGCCGCCCGCAACCGATTCGAGGAAATCGACAACGGCCTTGTCACACGCATGTCGTGGGCGTTCACCATCGGCGCGTCCGAGTACGACCGAGACACGCACACCACGACCATCACGCGCGTCAAGAAGATTTATGACGTGTCCGCAGTCAGCCTTCCTGCTGACCCGAACACCGAAATAAGTGCAAGAAACCTTCTCAACGGAGTGATTGAGAAGTCGCACGGGGAGCACGTGCGCCGCAAGAACGCGCTCGTAAAGGCGCGTGCAGTAATGGCAATCGCCACCAATTAGAAGGGAAACAAACATGAACCTTGAAGACCTGCTGAAAGAGCTTCAGGCGCTCATCGACAAGTATTCCGCCGATGACGCCGAGCCGACCGATGAGGATGCCGCCCGCATGGCCGAGTTGACGAAGAGCATCAACGAAATTCGCGCGCAGCAGACCGCGAACGCCGACACCCGCGCCGCGACCGTCGCAGCAGCCCGCGCAGCCATCGAGAACGGCACCGCCCGCCGCATCGACGCCGTGCCGCTGGCACGTTCCGCTAATGTCGTTGGCGTTGGCAACGCATACGACGTGACCGACTACAAGGCCGCCGAGCGCCGCGCCTGGGTCAAGGGAATCGCCGAGCGCGCTGGCGTTCAGCTCGTGGAGGGCTACACGCTCACCGACGTGGAGCGCGCTGCGCAGAACCACGCCATGGAGCAGCGAGCCTCCTTCAATCACATGACGAGCAACACCGATTCCGTCATCCCCGTCGAGCTTCAGAACGAGATTATCTCGCTCATCGACAACACCGCCGTGCTGTGGGGCGACATGCCGAAGCAGAACTTCCCACACCAGTTCGAGATTATCCGCCACAAGGCTATCGCGGCTGGCGATGCCGCAGAGACCGACGAGGGCGCGGCACCGACCGACGATGAGAAGAACACGTTCGACACCCTCAAGTTCGAGGGCGTCGAGATTAAGAAGACCGTGAAGATGAGCCGCCGAATGGCCGTCCAGTCTGTGGCGTCTTTTGATTCCTACCTCGTTTCCGAGATTGCCGCGCGCCTGTCCGTAGCCTGCAACGCGCACGCCCACACGCGTCTGGCCGATGCTTCCTACGGCATGGACACGGCGAACAAGATTCAGACCGCCAAGGCCCAGGCGCTCGCCAAGGCCGACCTTGCCGGGTTACTCTCCAAGCTCTACACCTACGGCCTAGCTGCGCCCAAGGGTGCCATCATCTACGCAAACAACAATGTCATCTGGAACTACATCGCCATGCTTGAGGACGGCAATGGCCGCTCTTACTTCGTCGATGAGAAGAACGCCGATCCGTCCGTCGAGGGCCACATCTTCGGCAAGCTCGTTAAGCGCGACGATTCCATTGCCGACGGCGTAATCGTCGCTGGCTATCCTGACCTGTTCAAGGGCAACGTGTTCGACGGCCCAGACGTGATGCCCTACATTGCGCCCGACGGCACGCAGAACCGCTGCTTTGACGGCTACGAGCTCATCGACTGCGGCCTTGCCGTTCCCAAGTCGTTCGCCCAGCTGACCATCAAGACCGCCTAGGAAGGCGGTGCGCCATGGCCGACAAAGCTAAGAGCAAGCTGCTCGACGCGTGCCGCGCCGCTCTGCGCATCCCCGCTTTCTGCAACGACTTCGACGAAGAGATTGCAGACGTCATCGAAGCCGCCCGCGCCGAGCTGGTTGCGGGCGGCGTCCTTCCCGAAAAGGCCAACGACGATTCCGACGGACGTATCCGCCTTGCCATCAAGGTCTACGTCAAGGCGAACTTCGGCATTGACAACCCAGACGCCGACCGCTTCATGAAGTCGTTCGAATGCATGCTCACCTCCATGAGCGGCGATTCCCTGTATAGAGCGGAGCCGAAAGATGAGTAACTGGAACGGCATCGCTACCCTCATATCCGTTGAAACAGACCGCGACGATAAGGGCGTTGCGCATAAGCGCGAACGCCGCCGCAAGGTACCGTGCAACGTGTACTCAATGAGCGCGGCGGCCTACTACGCCGCCGCGCAGGCTGGCGTCAAGCCGCAGGCAATCATAGGAATCAGGGCATGCGCGTATTCGGGCGAAACGCTTGTGGAGTTCGGCGGCGTGACCTATTCGGTCGACAGCAAGTTGATGAGCGGAGCCGACAACGTTCGCCTGACACTTGTCGAGAAAGCGGGAAACAGATGAGCAGCGTCAACATCGACGACTTGGCGGCGATCATCGTCAACGACATGCAGGAAGTTATCGACGATGACACAGAGGCCCTCGAAGGCAACGCCCGCGCCGCTGGACAGAAAGCGGTGCGGTTGTTGCGCGAGCGCAGCCGTAAGCGCGAGCATCACGGCGGCAGCTACGCCAGGGGATGGGCCGCGAGCGTTGAGACGGACGAGACGGGCACGAGCTGCACCGTCCACAACAAGCAATATCAGCTCACGCATCTGCTCGAAAAGGGCCACGCAATCGCCAACCAGAGCGGGCGTTACCCCGGGCACGTCGCGGGCGACCACGTAATCGAGGGCGTGTACAACGAGGTTGCCGCCGAGTTCGCGAAAGGTGGCGAGCAATGAACACCCTTGACGAGCTTGTGGCGGTGCTCAAGTCGTTCGGCTTGCCGTTCAGCAACGGCGCGTTTCAGCCAGACGAGCGACCTGCGCCGCCGTACATCGAGATTGAAGCGAGCTACGGAGAAGCCGTGTACGCCGACAATGCGACGCACCTGCAATGGATGTCGTACGACTGCGGCCTTTACTGCGCAGAGCGCGACTACGAGCTTGAGCAGCGCGTCGAAACCGCGCTCGATGATGCTGGCTTCGCATACACGAAGACAATCACGCCCATCGACGGCGAAGGCGTCATCGAGACCGCCTACCAGATAAACGTTTTTGAATACTAGAAAGGGGCACCCAATGCCACGAAACGGATTCTTCGGCGTTAAGAACTCGCATATCGCCGTTCTTAAAGACGAAGATGCTTTTACCTACGAAACTCCTGTCAAGATTCTCGGAACTGTTGAAATCAAGATGGAGCCTTCCGTCGAGACGAACACGAGCTACGCCGACAACGAGCCGTGGATTGACAAAACCCAGGACAACGGCGGCTCTGGAACGATCTCGTTCTACGACACGGAGAGCACGCCAGAGCTGCGCAAGCTGTTCGCCGAGCTTGTGGGATTCGATATTGATGCAAAGGGTCGAGTTCTTGGCACGTCTGGAAAGACGCCGAAGAAGTTCGCTTTCATGTGCGAGCAGCCTGGTCACGTCATCGGCAAGCGCCGCTGCTTCCTCGCGTGCCAAATCAAGGTGCCGAGCATGGATTCCAAGACGATTGAAGACAAACCAGACATCACGCAGCTCGACTACGATTTGACGTGGCGTCCTGTCACTTTGCCGACTGGCTGGCGCGGCAGCTGCTACGACAGCTATAGCGACATCGAAGACTACGACAAGTTCTTCGAGAAGGTTGATATCCAGCTCATGCCCGCGCCCGCGTCTGAGGTCGCGTAATGGTTGCCGAGATCGCCGTCGGCGGCGAAACCTACCCCGTCGCATGCAACGCCTTCACGCCAATTGTGTTCTCTCGCGAGTTCAGCGTGACGCGAGCCGACGGGAGCAAGCGACCGAAGGACATCAACGAAGACGTGTCTATGTTGCTTGAGGTTCAGGCTTGCTCAAGCGTTGCGCCTGTGGTTCCGCTGCTTGAGATTTTCTACGCCTGCGCGAAGACAGCCAACAGCAAGCTCAAGCCGTTCGAAGAGTGGGTGAAGGGTTTCCCCGCCAATGCGTACGACCTGGAGCGTTCAGACGGTTGGGCTACCGACGTGATGGGCATCGTCCAGGAGAACTTTTTTCCGAACGCAGGAAAAGACGTGGAGCCCGCGACCGCCGAAGCATCCGATGCCGCCGCTGCCGACGGAGCTGCAAAGTAGCTGCGACGCGCTCTACATCTACGAGTGCCAGCAAGCGGGATTGTCGATAAGCGACCTGGAAAAGCTCAGCTATCGGCAGGTGCAGACGCTGCTCGACATCCATTCTTTCGTCAACGATGCGATCGCATACGCGCAGGACGACGAGGAGTCGCGCAATGGTGAAGCGGCGTTTTGGGCGTGATGCGAGCGCAAAGCGGCAGCGCACCTGCGAAGGTGCGCTGCTCTGTGCGCTCATATCTTTGGAATACGAATAGAGGTGAAGATATGGCCGTAACGTACAAGGGCCTGACGATCAAGTTCGGTGGAGATACGACCGAGCTGCAAGGCGCGTTGAAGAAAGTGCAAGGCACGGCCAAGGACACGCAAGGCGCGCTTAAAGACATCAACCGCGCGCTCAAGCTCGACCCTGGCAACACCGAGCTTCTGACCGAGAAGGCGAAGCTCTTGAATCGAGCCTACGACGAGACGAAGACGAAGCTCGATGCCTACAAATCTGCGCTCGCGGGCCTTGAGGAGAAGCAGCGCAGCGGCGTTGCGCTCACGGAGCGCGAACAGGCACAGTATTCGAGTTTGAAGGCCCAGATAGCCATCTGCGAGAACCAGCTTGAGAGCTATGCCGATGACCTCAAGAGCGTGAGCCGCGAAGCGGAAGCGTCTAAAACTGGGCTGTACCAGTTCGGCCAGACCATCCAAGACAACAGCGACAAGCTGGCGAAGGCTGGCAAGGGTCTTGAGACGACCGGCAAGACCATCACAGGCGCGGTCGGCGGCGCAGCAACGGCGCTCGTCGGTTTGGCTTCGAGCCAAGAAGAGAACATCGAACAGACCCACCAGCTCGACGCGGCCTGGAAAGACGCTGGAGGAACGAGCGAGCAGGCTCGGAACTCGTATACGCTCTTCTATAAGCTGCTTGGCGAAGAGGACACAGCCACCGAAGCCGCGCAGAACCTTTCGCGCCTGACCACGAACCAGCAGGAACTCGACCAGTGGACCAACATCGCCGCTGGCTCTTTCTCCAAGTTCGGCGACGCGCTGCCGCTGGAAAACCTGGTGGAAGCTTCGCAGGAGACGGCGCATACGGGAACCGTCACGGGCGGCTTGGCCGATGCGCTCAACTGGGCCACTGCGAGCAACGAGCAATGGAGCGCCGCGCTCTCTGGCAACCAGGCAGCGCAACAGGCTTTCAACGACCAGATAGACCAGGGCGCGACCAAAGAGGACGCATTCAACGCCGCCCTTGCCGCATGCGGCAGCGAGCAGGAACGTTCGACGCTCATCACTCAAACGCTCGACGGCCTTTACGGCGACATCGGGCAGACATACCAGGAAACGAACAAGACCATGCTCGACACACGCGAGCAGCAAGCCCAGCTCAACCAGAAGATGGCCGAAGCGGGCGAAGCGGCGATGCCGCTGAAAGAGAAGGTCTTGGAGCTTGGTACCACGCTGCTCGAAAAGGTGACGCCAGCGCTTGAGGGGGTCTCCAACTGGTACCAACAGCTCTCTCCAGAACAGCAAGACTTGGTAACGAACATCGGGCTTGGGACGCTTGCATTTGGCGGGCTCGCGACCGGCGCAGGCAAGGTTCTCCAAACTGGTACCGAGATCGGCGGTGCGATAAAGGGAGTCTCCGAGACATTCGGCGGGCTCAAGGGGGCCATCGGCGCAGTCGGCGGCGGATGGACTTCGTTCACAGGGCTTATCGCCGCGAACCCGATTCTGCTTGGTGTTGCGGCGGTGGCTGCTGCCGTTGCTGGCCTTACATGGTTTTTCACTCAGACCGAGACAGGCAAGCAGCTGTGGTCTGATTTCACGGGCTGGATTTCCGAGAAATGGCAAGGCGTTCAAAATTTCTTTGCTGGAGTTCCCGCGTTCTGGCAGGGCGTTTGGGATGGGGTGACCGGCAAGTGCGAAGAGGTGAAGAACAGCCTAGCTGACAAGTTCAACGGCATCAAAGATTCCGCCGCATCTGCCTGGGACAACCTTAAAACGAACGCATCGGATGCCTGGGGAAACCTGCAAGCGTCGGCGGCGGAGAAGTTCGGGCAGGTCGCGAACACCGTAAGCGCAGACATGCAGACCGCGCAGAACGTCGGCTCTGCAAGCTCAAACGCCTTGAGCGCCGCGATGAACGGCGACTGGGAGACGGCACGCGCCGAAGCTGGAAACGCGTTCAACCTCATCAAGGACAACATCACCAACAAGATGCAGAATGCGCAGACCAACGCCATCAACGCGGGCAACGCCATCGGCGAAAAGCTGGGCTTCCCTGGTCTTGGCTCCACCGTCGCGAACAAGTTCAACGAGATCAAGAACAGCATAACGAACCCGATTAACGACGCGTGGAACTGGATAAGCGGAATCCCTGGACGCATCTCGTCTGCGTTCAGCGGCATCCGCATCAGCTTGCCGCACATCAACCTGCCGCATTTCAACGTTTCTTGGCGAGACGTCGGCGGCGTCGTGAAGCTGCCGAGCGTGAGCGTCGATTGGTACGCAAAAGGCGGATACTTCGACCGACCCAGCATCATCGGCGTCGGCGAAGCAGGCGGCGAGCATGTTACGCCAGATAAGAAATTGCGCTCCAGCGTCGAGGATGCGGTTTCACGCGCGTTCGACCGCGTAGGCGCAGGCGTTTCCCGTGCCGTCAAAATCGCCGTGACCGTGAACGCGAGCGTGTCCGACAAGCTGGACGCCTACACCACGGGCCAGCAGATAGGCGCTGGCATCGCAAGCCGCCTTAAGCAGAAGGGAGTGACCGTTGGAGCGTAACCGCAAGCGCAACCAGACCGACAGCATCGTGTTCAACGGCCACGACCTTTCGAGCCTGGTGTACTGCAAGATTCGACGCCCCGTAATAGCGAGCGTCAATCCGACGTTCGAAGACGTTCCGGGGCGGCATGGAGAGGTGTTCAAAACCGTCAAGCGCGATGGCTACGACCTCTCGGTCGATATGTGGCTGCGCACAGAGCATCGCCGCGACGTAGCGGAAGCCCGCCATAAGCTGGCGGCGATGCTCTGGACTGATGAGCCCGCGCCGCTGTTTTTGCCAGACGATCCGACACGGCATCTTATGGCGATTGTCAGCGGTGGCACCGACCTCGACGAGATAACCGATGATTGTCCGGGCTGCACGGTGACTTTTCATATCGGCGACCCGGACTATCGCGGCCAGAGCCGACGCATTGAAGCTGTCTCTTATACACATCTGACGCTGC